AACTCTTAATTTAATATATGGGAATTCACCTGAAGACATAACATTATCTTCAATAATTGAAACCAATTCATCATTTGTTAAATCTAAAAATTATAAGACATTCCCTGTATTTGAAATGCAGTGTAATCAAGACTTTCCAATGGAACAGACAATAGTTCCAATAATGAAAAGAAAAGTTATAGCATACATTTTTCAAATTCTTAATATTAGTAAAATAAAAAATTTTGACTCTGAGTAATATTTTTTTTATAATTGGTTATCATGGGATTTAATAAGAGATATATAAACCACCAAAATACCTTAATTGCTCTTCAATCCAACAGATTAAAGGAGTATTATGGAAAAACTGATGCATTTATTTTCCAAGATTATGAAAGCGAAAAGATTTATGACTTATTTGTTGAAGGTAAAACAGAGAAAGAAATATTAAAAATTATTCAAAAATAATATGGAACAAAAAATTATCAAAAACTTATTGGGTAAACTCAGGCAACCCATACATATCGATTACATATCGAAATACATCCTTAATCAATCAATGGATGATACCATAAATTTAATTAATAAATTGGTTGAAGAAAATATTATAGAAGAATCAAAATACGCGAAGAATTATTATGTGGTTAAAAGTATATAAAAAATAATATGGAAGAAAAAGAAATGGTTAATCACCCAAGTCATTATGGGGGAGAAAGTAACCCATATGAGGTAATTAAAGTTATTGAGGTTTGGAACCTTGACTTTCACCTTGGTAATACTGTAAAGTATATTTCAAGAGCGGGAAAGAAAGGTACAGATAAAGAACTTCAAGATCTAAAAAAAGCATTATGGTACCTTGAAAGAAAAATACAAAATTTAGAAAAAAATAAAATATGAGAGAATTAGAAAATATTATTAACACCATAATCAATGGGGATTCCGTACAAGTTATGAAAGAAATTCCCGAATCGACAATTGATTTGATAGTTACAAGCCCAAAATATAATGTGGGTATTGATTATGATAGTTGTGATGATAGGATGCCAATGTCTGATTATTGGGAATGGACAAAAGAATGGTTAACTGAATCTTTCCGACTTTTAAAGGATGATGGTAGGGTTGCTATAAACATTCCCTACGAAGTTAATGTTCAAGATAGAGGAGGTAGGGTTTTATTTATGGCTGAGTTTTGGTCAGTGATGAAATCTGTCGGGTTCCAATTCTATGGGTTAGTTGACCTTGATGAGAACTCACCACACAGAAGTAAGACTACAGCTTGGGGTTCATGGATGTCACCAAGTAGCCCATACATTTATAACCCAAAAGAATGTGTAATATTAGCCTATAAGAAAGACCGTATTAAAAAAGTTAAAGGTGAACCACAATGGAAAGCTGAAATGGTTGATATGGAACAAGAAGATGGTACTGTAAAAACTAAAGCGGTTTATCAAGAAGAAGACAAGAAAGAATTTATGTCTTTGGTTTATGGTCAGTGGGAATATTTTGCGGACACAAAACAACAAACCAAAGCCACATTTTCAATGGATGTTCCAATAAAGGCCATTAAGATTCTTACTTATAAAAATGATATTGTTCTCGACCCATTCGCTGGCAGCGGAACTAGTTTGGTTGCTGCGGAAACCTTGGGTCGTAGATGGATTGGAATCGAACTGAGTGAAAACTATACCAAAGTTGGACAAGAAAGGGTACAACATTTTATTGATTTAAATAAACAAACTAAAATAGAGTTTAAGTAAAAGGGTTTAACGACCCTTTTTTTTGTTTTATGGATATTTATAATTAAAACAAAAAAATGAGTCAAATTATAATAACTGAAAAACAATTGGGACTTATCACCAATAAAGTTTTAAGTGAACAAAAATCCAAAAAAGGAACCATTAATGAATCTTTATTTAGTTTTGAAAATATTTTAATGGCTGCAGGGTTTGTTCCTGTTGTTGGAGAAATTGCTGATATTGCTTTAATATGTTACTACCTCTATAAAGGTGAAAAATTATACGCAGCGTTAATGTTAATAGCGTTAATCCCAACCGTTGGTGATTTTATTGCTAAACCGATTATTAAATTATTCAAAGGGAGTGGAGGAGGAGCTGCGGCCATGAAAGCAGGAGGTAAAACATTAACAGAATATTTGGCAAAAAACCCTCAAATAGCTAAAAAGTTTAGTAGTTTAGGTAAATACGTTAAAGAACCTGCAGTTCAAAATACAGTTAAAGGAATTGAAAAAGTTAGTCCGGGGTTAGCGTCAAAATTAAGAAGTGGTTTAGATATGATTACTGGTAATAAAGCTTTAAGTGGAATTAAGGCAGGTGGTAAAGAGGTTATCGCAGGCGGAAGTTTCAAAACAGGATTAAAAGATTATTTCCAAGGACAAAGATTATCTAAGTATTTTGAAAAACGTGGTGTTCTACCTGAAACAGGCATTAAAAGATGGTGGTTAAATGTTGGAGCAAGACAAGATAGAAGAAATGCTTTTAGACAATTTATAGCAGCAAATAATTTATTAGCTTACTTTGGAATACCATCATTATCTACTTTTGAAAGAAAATTATCAGATGATGCCGAATTTAGAAAAAAAGTTGCAGAAGACCCAAAAACAAGTGATTATATCGCACAAAACTTTGAAAAAGGAGATATGGTGACAAAACAACAAACCCCTGAAACTACACCATCTAAAGAAGAAATTGACCAATACATTAAAAATAGGAACTCAGGTAACTCTGCAAGTTCATTGTTTAATATGGGAAGTATTAATTTAAATAATAAAGACGGATTCTCAAATATTTTTACTACAATGTTTGGGGGTTCTCCACAAGTATCATAAAACTAAGTATAATAGTAAAAATATGGCAAAGAAAATTATAAAATTAACTGAAGGTGATTTAATGAATATCGTTAAAAGAGTCATCCAAGAACAGGATGAAAATTACAAAATTAATATCGCAATCCAATGTTTCTTAAATAAAAAAGGAATTAAAGATGATGCAGGACAATCATTAAAATTAGATGGTAGTATCGGTAATTTACCTAACTCTAAAAGTGCTCAAGCAATTGCAAAATATCAATCAAGTATTGGTGTTGATAATGATGGAGTATGGGGTTACGAGACTAATACTAAGATGACACCAAAAGATAAAATGATATACAAACAGTGTATTTCTGACCACGGAGACATAATTGATAAAGGAATGCATTTACTTGGAATTGACTAATTAATGAAAGGAAGAATAACGGAATCAGGAATACGTGATATTTCAGCCTTAAGAAAAAGATATCCTAAAGCAGAAATATATTTTCACCAAGATTTAGATGGTGTAACCACTGCGATTGCAATGAAGAAATACCTTGAAGATAATGGTATTGACGTTATCAATTCACATGTTATCCAATACGGTGATAAAGAATTTGCGGTTAAAAAACTTGACGCTAGTGGTGATGTTATGCCAGTATTGGTTGACTTTGCTCACGGTAAACCAATGTTCGTTATTCATACTGACCACCACGACAGACAAGCAGGTGCGGAAGGTACCAAGTCCACATCATTTAGACAATCTCGTTCAAATGTTGAAACAATATCTCAAGTAGTTTCACCAAAAGAATTATTCCCATCTTCAGATATATTATTAATCAGTACTGTTGACTCGGCAGATTATGCAAAATATGATATATCACCTGATGAAGTTGTGAATTATATTTTTAAATTAGATAAAGATAAGTCATTACAAAAAAATAAAATGTTAATGGGTCTTGTTATTAACAAGTTATTATTGGCATTTAAAAACAAAAAAGGTTTCTTAGAAGGTTTAGTACAAAATTCAGAACCATCTTTATTGTCTATATTAACAAACATTAAAGATTGGATGAAAAAAACTAATGCCGCAAACCCCAAAGAACTACAAAAGAATGCCGAGGCATATAAAGAAACTATGAAAGGTTATCCTAAAGTTGAGGATAATATTATATTTCAATATGGTGGAGGTTCTATGATTAAGCCAGGTTCTTATGATAGGTATACACCATTTAGGAACAATCCTGAAGCTGACTTTTTAATTATGGCTTGGCCAATGGGGTTAGTACAAGCATCTTGTAATCCTTTCAAAAAAGAAAGAGAACTTAAAGGTGTTAATTTAGGTGAAATCGCTCAAGAAGTTTTATCTAAATGGGAAGACCAATTAAAACAAAGAACAATTCCATTATCTACAATCAAATGGGTTAGTGAAACATCTGCAGTTCCTGAGAGTGTTGGTTTTACATTTAAAGATTTTGAAGCTTTATATGGTGATAAGTTTACAACCATGGAAGGGGGAGAAGGGGTTTTAGATCATATTAATGATATGATGGAAACTCCATTCACCGAATTAACTGAAGAGCATAGGGAAATGTTAGACAAGATTGGTATTAATACTTGGGATTTAATTCAGGCCAACTCAGGTGGACACAAATGTATTACAAATATATCTGGATTAAATTACTTAGGTAGAAGTAAAAGACCACCACAAGGGCAATATAGATATGACTCTGAAAAAGACGATTCGCCTTCAGTTAAGTTCACAAAGATGATTGCTCACGAGTTTGAGAGAAAATTAAAAGAAAAGATTAAAGAGTCTAAGTAATAAAAAACTTTATTTTTTATTA